ATTTGTTGTCACCAAATTTCTTTTGAGTCTAACAGAAGTTTGATACCACAAAGCATTATTTGAATACCAAGATTCTGTTAAGCTTATTTCTCCTTCTGATAATAAATCTGACCGCAATAAAGAGTCGGCGTCGCTGTAAATTTCTATTCCTCTATATGCGGCTTGATACCAACCTTCTTGTAGAATTCCTCCAATAGAAACTTGAGAGACAACCCCTTCTAATGTCCAATCTCCATAAGTCAAAGTAGAAGTCACATTGTCAAGTATCTTTAGATCTCCTTTTACGTAGTGGCGAATTGTCAGTATATTTGACGTTGATGTCTCAAATTGAAGTCTGTCATCTTCGTGATAATCATCCCAAGAAACAATTAATTTGGGTTTGTTATATGGATTTCTAGTGTGTCTAGAAGCAAATCTCTTAACAAAATAAGAATATTCATCGGTATCTTGTGCTTGAGAGAATTTAATTAACCATCCATGATTCAATATATCGTTATTCCACACGGATTTTACCCAATTCGTAATATCAATTGATAAGTCTTCGTTACCTTTCTCAAAGAACGATGATTCGATTATAGTGGGTAAATCTGATAATCCACCAGGATTCTCCCAAAGAGTATCTCCTGTAGAAGAAAGCCAATTACACGGCATCACATCAGCTAAAGTAGCTATATCTTTACCTTCTCCTTCTTGCCAGTCTTGCTCTAATTGAATTAGGTCAATAGAGAATCCGCTCGGAGCAATCTGAGTACCTTGAATATCCTTTAAGACTAATTTGATTTTAAGACTAGAGTCCGCTAGGTCTAATTTTTGCTCTAAATTTGCCTTGAGTTCATCTAAATCTGCTTTTATTAATATATGAGATCTCTCTAAAATTGGAGATGCTTCACCTTTCATATTTGATTCATTCCAGAGTTTAAATAAATCCAAAGTAGAAGCATGTCCCAAATTAGCATCAGTAGATCTTCTAACGCTACCCACGATTTTATCAGTAATATATGTGTCTTTTTGTATTTCTTGGTGATGTATCATTTTTTCTCCTTCATACTACATTCACAATAATATCTCTATTTGGATATTTAAGTTCAAAGATCTCATAAGGCTCTGGTGAATATATGGAATTTTTCTCAATTATATTCATGTTTTTTCTTGAAGAAGAATAGACGAAAGAATCATGTTCTCCAATGATATTAGAGATTATAGGTTTCTCAACAGATTGTACTCCTGGAATATTTGCAACAGTAGCAATAATTTCTGTAGCATTGATTTCTTTTCCTAAATTCACATTTTCTTGTAAAAATAAATTTTTTACTTCAGAAATTATCTTTGATATCAATTCGAATTTATTCACGCTAGGATGAAACTTACAAACAAGTTTAATTTGAAAGTTAATAATTTTTCCATCCAATATGTCCATTGCATCACCAATAAGCCTAAATTCGTTAAGATAAGTTGATAAATTCCTCTTAAGAGAATCAGAGCATGTAGTTAATTTACCTTCTTTATCACGAGATACAATATACAGAAGAGAAGAGAGTGCATTGTCAGGATTAGGTACTGTATTCGCTCTATATACTACGCCAAACTCCGTCGGAAGCGTATAAATTCTTGCTAAAAGATCTTCTTTTGTCACTATTCTATTTTGCATCGTTCTTGCTGATGTTACAAAATTTTTGAGCTCAAACAGAGTAGGCGCCATTGCTCCGCCGGAAGCATCTGAAGGATTATTAACCGATATAGAATTCCTAATAGATCTTGCTGATTCATAAGGAATATTAGGAGGAAATACCCAATCTACAGTCGCTACTTCTGTAATGGTGTCATTTGGTACATTGTGGGAAGAACCACCTCCATATCGATACACAACGGAAATTGTCGTATTAGTCGGAGATATCCCTAATGATTTATTAGATAAAAGTTTATTTGGATCTAAAGAGAATGAGGAAAATGATTTTTTTCCATATAGAGGAATACTCATTTGAGAAGGATCAGATATGTTCACTTCATCAGTTTGATCTCCAGACCCAAATTGAATGATTGTGCTCCTGGTAGTTATATCTACTTTAGATATAAATCGATATGGTGCTGGAACAACATCAATTGAACTAGTTCCATTAGAGAGTTGATTTTTTCTAAATACCGTATCTTGACTCAAAGATTCAACTTCAAAATATTCATTTCCGTCTGCATCAATTACGGAAAGAATAGTAGAAACGTGAGAGTTAGATAACGTTATTGTTCTATAAGGGACAAAATTATTACCAATATCAAAATTTTCTGTCGCTATATTTCCGGAAACACAAGAGGCTTTTTTCATAAACACAAAAGACTCTATAGTGCCAGAATTATTTAAAATCGGAGTGACTTCGGCATCATAAGATCCATTATCGTCTTTTATAGAGAAATCAATGTCTTCAGAAAGATAGAAGCTTATTCCACTCTTGGATTTGAATATGGAGTTCTCTTTAATGATAGGTAAATAAGAATGCATAGGAATTACTTCCCCTGTATTACTCACAGTTTTTTCTACTTCTATATATATTTCCACCATTGCAGATGCTGGAGAATTTCCAGAAATTTTAAGGCCTGCATTTCTTATCATCGATTCAATGTTTTTTGATTCTACTGCAGTCTCAGGATTTAGTTCTCGAAATTGATGATCTAAATAAAATGACATATTGTCACCTACATAGGCAGCCATATCTAAGAAAAGGCCTCCCATTGATGCTTCTGAGAAATCTTGAATCTTATCAGAAAAATGCGACCTAGCGTGTTCTAACAAATCAGCTCTAAAGTCTTGGAAATCTCTAGCGAGAAATGATCTTTTTCTTTGAATCCCTATTTTTTTCTTAATATCTTCTGCCATTATTATCTCCACTTTTTTAGAGTAATTATCCACCCATATACAACATCACTTCGATAGATCTAAGTTTATCATCAATCGTAGGAATTAAATAAGAGATTCGAATCCCAATTTTTGCCATAGCCTTGATATCTGAATTCTCTACAAAAGACTGAAATCCATCTAAAGAAACATAAGGCATATATTTTCCTACGGATTTTGATATATTCTGAATCGCGATTTGATCAGCTTCTTCTGTGCCTAGGTCAAATAAAATAGGTCTTAAATTTGCACCAAAGTCATAAAATCCTAGTCTTTCACCATGATTTGTTTGAATTAAATTTCTTAAATTATCAGATATTTGAGAAGTAAGCTCTGTATTCATCTCAAATATCCCGTGATTTCTTGACAATTGAATTGGAGTTTTAATACCAATAGGAGGCTTTTCTAATTCTTTAATGACTTCTTCTTTCTTTGAAGATAATTCTCCAACGGATTTGAAAGAATAAGTCTTGTAGTTTCTATTAGTTTCCATACTACACTAATTTCCCTGGGATACCACCCACAAAAGCTATACCAACTACTGGTCCTGTACTACTGGTACCAACAACGGGAAAATTCCCCCCATAAATTACATCCGCAGTAATGCAAAATTCATAAATTGCTGCAGCCATCAATTGAGCCTTCATCTGATGAATTTCTTCGCTTTTCACGTTTTTATTTTTGTATCCATATTCTTCGCAGGTCTTAAAGACACTCTTTAATTTAATCTGCAATGCCAATTGTCCAACTGATAGTGCCATATTATTCTCCGAATATTCTAGTACTTTTGATCTCTTTAAACGTTTCTCTTAATGCTGTCTGTGAACTCTTGAATTTTGTTGCTGCAGCTTGTATAATTATATCCGGAGCGAAATTCCCAGGACTTTTATTTGACTCTATTCCTGTACACAGATCTTCTAGAATAGTATGAAATTCCTCCATATATCTGTGCAACTCCGAATATCTCACGTATGGTTCTGATTTGTATTCTGAATCTGTTTCACCATTCTCTAGTTTTCTTCCTAAAATAATATGTTCTCCGGATATCGTAATTTTTCCATCCGTATGAAGAATAATGTGCGATTGGGTGGTTTCATTTCCTTGTTTCACTATTCTTATTTCTCCATCTTCTTTGGAATATACTCTAAAATGTTTTGATTGCAACGCAATAGCAGGTCCAGCATTATCTTCGGAAATATCTAAATATAAAGGACTATATTTCGTTTTTGGCCAAAAATTTTTATCAACTTCTGTATCCATAGAGAGATATATTCTAGCCATATCAGTTTCGAAATGCGGATCTCCTTCAATAGGATTTGATTCTAGTTTATTAACATTGGGAGCCTTATCTACTTCTAATAAATTTTCTTCCGTAGTGATCACTGCAGGCGCAGTACCATCGAATGTGCCTTTAGAATTCTCTTTAGTGGGAGTATATTGGTAATTCCCTCTTCCTACGACTATATCGATAGATCCAGATTTGGGTTTTGGCTTATCATTAGCTGAAGAATATTTAGGAAGAGTAGACTCTATAGAATATCCTCTGTCTGTTCCTAATGATATCAAGGTATTATTTGACCCTTGAATAAAAGCATCGCCTTGCCTTGGAGACCATCTAGGCACAGGTTCTTGTACATACAATTCTCTTAACTTTTCATCTCGAAGACCTTTTGGGTTCTCTTTGTCTTTTTTGTCTTTTGCTTTGAGATCACCCAATTCTTGAATTGCATCTTGAATTTTTTGTCTAAATTTCGGAAGTATCTTTTTTTGCTTTGTGTCTTTTTTATCTTTGGCTTCTTCCGACTCTACAGATGGTTCTAAGAATTTTCTATCATTATCACTAAAATTTAAATCTTCTGCAGTTGCAACTGTCCCACATCTTCCGTGCCAATATTTAAATTGCGATCCATCTTCTGATATCCAAACATGTTCTCCGACTTTTATAGGAGTCCCAATGTGAGATCCATAAAATGGAATAACTGGAGTGAGTAAATTTCCATTATTTTCACCTTCAATCATCACTAAAAGCGAATTTCTAGGAAGTTCATACGGAATCTCTTTATTTTCTAAGATTTCTTTTTCGATATATGCGGGTGCAACTTCTTTTTGAAAATAATAAGGGTCATTAATTACTTCGATTACACACCCTATTGAATAAGAAAAATCTTCCCCTTGTCTGATTTTTCTCTTAACATAGGCACTCTGGATATCAGAAGATGATTGCGTTGTAGTATCAACAGCATTCGATAATTGTCTAGAGTTCCTAGTCATTGATTACCTCTTTAGCATCTCTTTATAGAGATCATTTGGATCGATATTGCCTTGTTCTGCTTCTTCTTTAGCGATGAGATCTGCTAACTTCAAGAGTTGGTCATTTGCTTTATTCATGCGCTCTATGTATTTTGTTACAATAGGACCAATAGTAATATGATCATTAGCGCTTCCCAATCCCATTGCCCTGAAAGCTTCTGAAAACATAAGGTACGCATTCTGTCTATCTGTACAAGCATTTTCATAGATTTCTCTCCATAAGATTTTCTTCTTGGTGTCTAGTCCTTCCATCGAGGTCAATAGTTCACCAAATTCTTTCATTTTCTTAGTAATTTCTACATCACTTGGACCAGCAGGCTGTAAGTTATTGCTCATATATTTACTCCTTCATTATCTTTTACTAATTTATAAATATTCCTAATTCTAGAAAGTGACGAAGATAAAGCTTTAGAATTAATACCACAGAATTCCCTGATATAAACAAATATTGCTCGTTTATTAATGTAGT